ACAAATGTGGGTCTGATTCTTCAATCACTTTACTATGTGCAACAGCAATGCCAGTTGCTACATCATCTAATTCTTTTTGCATAGCCAATAATGCTGCGCGTTTTTCTGAATAACTATCAGATAATACTTTGATTTCGTTAAGTAATTCAGCATTTGCTGTTTCAACATCAACTGGGATTTCTGCAGGTGCTTCTGGTTCTTTACTTGGTGGAGCAACCCATGTTGCCACGTTGTCTTTTGTTAAACCAAATGCAACAGCATTAACTTCTGTGCGAGTAACATTACTGCCAAGAGCTAATGATAATTTATCTAATTTTGGTAAACCGTCAGATGTCCACAACGTAGCATCGTTCGGGTCTAATGTTTTGATTACTTCTAATAATGTTGCCATATTTATTCCTTTTGCAATCTAGTAATAGCAGGAAGTCAGTTATACACTGACTTCCTTATTAAATCCTAATTAAGACTTAAGATTCGCGTGTTAACAATCTAGCGAATGGAATTTGTTTACGTTCTGCGTAAGCACGTGACCATGAACCACTATGCGCAAGAGTATTAGCAGTTGCTGCGTTGCCGTTTAATGGACCGCCACCGTTAGTAGTTGCACCAGCAAAAGAAGTACCAACAGGAGCAATACACCATTCAACACGGTTGTAAAGTTCTTCAGCACCACCACCGTTACCAAGACCTGGTAAACGGATAGTTTCAGTTGGGATTTTTGGTGCGCCTAAACCTAAACGAACTGCACCACGAGCAAATAACCAAGATTCATAAACATAAGAACCTGCAATTGGAACACCAGAAGCTGAAGTAGCTTGAACAACTGGCATAGAATCGTCAACAATAACTTCACGACCCATGAAAGTAGGAATACGTGTACTTGCTTGTGAATCTAAAAGACCACCAGCCAAACCAGTACCAACAGGAGTATTAGCAACGAATTCAATCAAGTCGTTTTTCAACATACGTGCATAAACAACAGAATGAACAAACAATGTGCTTAAGTTTTCTAATGAATCACCCATAGTCAACGCAGCATCAATAAACGCAGAAGCTGAGAATGTACTTGTACCAATAGAATAAGCATTAGCTACAGTTTGTGTAGCACCATTTGACCATGCGATGTCGCGTGTTAAGTCATATTGTGCAGCACCACCACCAGGGGTAGCCAAAGAGTTATTAGCAAATACACCTTTCATTGTGCTAATAAATGCAGCTTGCAAACGTCTAGCCCAATATTCAGATACACGGTTAGCAATAGATGCCATTGGGTCAGCACCAGCTAGGTCACGTTCTAAGTCAAATGAACGCCATGATTTGTTACGTGACAATCTGATTTGTGTTTCTACTGAAGCAGATTGACCAGTTGTAGGTGCAGTAATAGTATTAGTTGTACCATCAGAAACTGATTCTGCATCAGCACTTGACAAATCTTTGAATGATGGTATATTGGTTGTCATACCGCCACCAGATAAGAATGCATCTAATAATGGGTCACGGGCGATAACAGCAGAGTTAATTAAACGAGATTTTTCTTGAGTTAATTGTTGTACATAAGGATTAAATACCTCTGGTACAATTAATGAGCTTAATGTATTTGAAAAAGTTGACATTGTTTACTTCCTTTTATATAATGAGTTGAATTGTTCTTCCACCTCCCATGAGTAGGAATCTTTTAATTTTTTTGTAATTGACCCATGCCCATTACTGTATACCACTAGTCTAGCACACTATTTATGTATTGTCAATAGCTTACCAAACAAAAACCCCAGCTTTTACACTAGGGTTTGATATTGCTTAACAACCTTTAGCTTTTCCTGGTTTCATAGGTGCTTTAGGTTTTTTAAATGGTGGTGCTTTTGCTTTTGCCATTTTTATAATTCTCCGTTAGGATAAGATTAAGACCTCGCAGCCATTTGTCTAAGCTGCTCAGCACGTTGTGGGTTTTCTCTAAAGAGTTCACCCTGCTTGGTTAAATTCCAAGAATTTTTACTGAACGGATTATCGGCATTAGACATACCGCCATTCGAACCTGGCGCACCACCACCTTGTGATTTACCCCACCAGTAAGGATACTTAGCTTGCATTTCTGAAAGCCATACTACTGGGTCAATAAATGGTGTGCATCCTACGTTGTCTTTTGTTACTGGACGTTGCATATCGTCAATAGTAAAAATCTTTTCTGCAAGCAAATGCACATGTTCTGCATAAGTAGGGTCAAGTTTTGCTTTGCCGATAGCTTCAGTAACGCTGTCTTTGATTACACGTCTATTTTCGCTTACTTTGTAACCTTCAATAACTTGTGTATATTCGCTGATTTGTTGCTGTAATTGATTACGTTCAACTTCAAGTGGCTTAACAAGTGTATTCACACGTGCTGCAGCTACTGCATTAATCTTGTCTTCATCTGGTTTACCTGCACCAGCTTCGAGTTCAGCAATACGTGATAACTGCTGTGCAATAGTTTCAGTATCGCCAAATGTTTTATAAGCTGCAATTTGTTCTTTGGCTGCTTTATGGTCATTGCGTTCCATAGCTAATGCATTTTGCAATGAAGCGATGTCGGCAGTTGTTTTCATATCTTTAACAGCTGTTAGTTTAAACTTGCCGTTATCTTCGCTATATAGCGTTTGTAAAACAGGGTCTAAATGCAAAATGTCATCTTCGAAAATATTTAATTCCATGATTTTTCTCTATTGGTTAGGTTGGTTAGTTTGTTTGCCATTAGGCGGTTGCTGGTTTAGCTGCTGGTTTAGCATTAGGGTCGCTGTTGCTGTTGCTGTCTTTGTCGTTGCTGTTGCTGTCTTGCGCTGGAGCTGCTGGCATAATAGGCTTAGGCATTAACTTAGCAGTAAGCTCTTTCATCTTAGTAAATTCTTCTATAGATAATTTAGCTTCTTCGTCATATAACATAGATGTTAAATTCTGTGCTTGCATTAAGTCATGCAATGATTCGTCGCTTAATGGCAGACCCATTGACTTAGCTTGCATTAATTGTACGAAGTCTTGACCTGTCATGCGGTTATCTGCGAATTGCAAGTTAGGTGTTACTGTGACAAGACTGTCGTCTAGGTTCATCCAACGTGCAGTAATCTTAAGTAAACGCTCTAAGCCATAGCACGATGAGATAGCAATTTGCGTTAAGTTAGCCGTTTGACTTGCCATACGTAAGCGCAATGCATCGCCAGATTCTTGTGAGCCTTTGTTAGATGCTAATTGACCAGACATTGCTTGTGCTGATACACGGTCATTCTCTAAAGAACTGCGCATTTCAGTTAAGCCAGCAGAAGATACGCCAATGTATTTAGCGTCACCACCCATGCCGACCTCAATTTTAGAGCCAGCACCTACACGAGTTTCGTCATCTGGGTCGTTTGAACCAGCGATAATAACAAGTGTATCTTGCCCTTGCATATATAAGGTATGACGATAATCAGCTTCTGCACGGTAAATAGCTAAGCACAATGTAGCGAGTGACAACAAAGGTGGCACATCTGGCATTGCTGCAGTGTCTTTTGAGTTAATAAACACAAAAGGAATCTCTTGCAATGGAGTATTGCGAATAAGAGGTACAATGAAATTGTCGTAATTGGTATTTTCTACACCACCTGCTGATGTCAAATCCACAAGTGATTGCTTATAGATGTAACCTTGTTCATTGGGTTCGTTGTCAAATATATCACCTAGTGACAATATGCGATATTTTAACGCAGTGCGCCAGACAAAATCAGATGACCTAATTGCGCGTGACTCGTCTAATACTACCATATTAAGCGCATTAAGCCCAGCTATTGGGTCATTACTATCCCAATTAATGATGCGTTCTGCGTGATACAATGCGATATAGGGCTGTGGATTAACTTCATACTCACGTAAGTCCATTAATGCACCGATGCGTCCTGTAATCAATTGCTCAGTTTGAATCTTTCGTAGCACAGTGATTAAGTCTTCGCCTGTAATCGTCGCACATGTACGGAGATATTCCATCTCTGGTGGCAATGTGATACTAGTAGGCTTAGTGTGCAATAATCCTAAATAGGATTCTACGGCAGTGTACACAAAACCAGGGAAAATTGCCCTAGTCTTGTATGCACTATAGGATTTGTAGCCATCTTCGCCAACGCCCATTCCATCTAATTCTTGACCTGATGTAGCTGGTAGGTATATAGTATTCTTGTCCTTGACAGCTCTCTCGCCTTTATAACAGTCACGCATAAGCGTCCAATCATATAGGTGTTCAGCGTACTGAGGATGTTTATTGTTTATCATTTATATGATTTCCAGTCTGGATGCCAAAATAGGTGCTATAATAAATACTTATAGCACATTCAATTAGAATTGTCAACATCATAGTTAAAATTCTTTTTAGTATTATTGTCACGTTTTGGTTTGTCTTTGCTTTTTTTGTCTGACAACTTGTCGTAGTAAAAGTCATCTGATTTGATGCCTTTGCGTAATATTTTATCTTTGCTCATTGTCGTCGTCGCTGTAATGGTTATTGGAAGCTTTGGCTATAGCTGTTGCTAGGCTGTACCAGTTGCTATAGGCTAAAGCAGTTGTTATTCGTCGTCGCCCATGAAGTCGCCATTTAATAGCTTTTGCTTAAATAAGTCTATAAGCCACGATATGTCAGAATGGCTTAGGTTAGATGAAGACCGAATGTCTAAGTAGCCTTCTAAGTCATACCCTAAAATAAGTATTTCTTTGAACTGGTCTTTGGAGTATTCCAATACTTCATTTGGCGATAACTCATCTGCAATGTTACTTGCTGTTTTAAACGGTACTATCTTGCCCATGTTATAATCCTTTTGTTTTACCAGAACGTGAACCCATAGCTGTTGAGAGTACTTTATATCGCAGCTCATCGGCTTGGTGGTCACATCCTCGTGTGTCAATGTCATCCATATCGTCTTTGTCGCGGGACAATGTGGG